AACAAAGCTAAGGGCATCAGGCCCGGCGTCGCTGATTTAATGTTGATGGTAGCAAGTAGAGGTTACCATGGCGTGTTTATTGAGCTGAAGCCTCCCAAAGGCGTGCAGTCCGACACGCAGAAGGAATTTGCTATAGAGTGCAAACAAGAGGGTTATTTATATCTGCTGCTCGACCCTAAGAGTAAATCAAAAGAAGAGATTGTGAGCAAAGCAGATGAGTTTTTTAAATGGTACATGAAAGATGAAAGTTACTAATTTTAATGATCAAGCTTATTCGCATGGGAGTTATCAACGTATTGGCGATATAGAGGAAGGAAACAAGTTGGGTTACTATAAGTCAAAACTAGGCTTTGCGGTTGTCTATCTTTGGAATACTGAAAAATGGAATAAGACAAAGAATTGGATTCTCTATATTGATGTTATCAAAAATGGGCGGCAATACACGCGCAGAATAGAGCGCGATAAGTGTTTTACAAATCGAAGTATGTCAATATTTGCAGGAAAATTTTTAAGGGAGGTGCACGCATGAGAGACATAAAATTTAGAGCGTGGAATCCTGAACTAAATCAAATGGAATATTGCGCACCTTCTGAATATTGGGCAATTTTTAACGATAAAGATTCAATTGTATGGGGATTGTATCACAGGCGTGAAAATAGAAGGATTTTAACCGGTGACCCAAACGCTTACCTCAACACTCCGGGGATCTTAATGCAATACACGGGCCTCAAAGACAAAAACGGCAAAGAAATTTATGAAGGGGATGTGTTAAGCTATTTTGGGGATGTTTGTAAAAACGGAGAGCCTAAATTAGGAGAATTAGAATTTAGAATAAATGAATACGAAGTTGGTTGGGTATGCACATTTCCTTTAGGTGAAGGAGCCGGTTGGACACCTAATTTATACAGGGAGCAAGAACAAATAGAGGTAATCGGGAACATTTACGAAAACCCACAACTATTAAAATAATGGAGTTCTCATTTAGTTTTGGTAATGCGTTTGAGGCATTCGGTGCTGAGTCGTTAATACAGATGCGAGCTAAGAAGCACTACAAATTATCTTTACAGGGTCATATAAGTATAAATGACGGATGGAAGATTATCCAGGGGTATATTGAAGCGCAGGACCGAGAGCTGCCTGTTGGTGATTTGGTGTTTACTCCTTCATGCATACAGCCATACGAGAAGATGCTCAATATTGCTTGTGCCTACTACAAACAAAAGTTGGGAGAATGACGCAGTTAAACTTATCCTGTGAGACAATCAAGCTGGCACTCATTGATGAGCGCATGAAGGCGGCTAAGGTGCTCGACACCCGCAAACAGTGGATCGATACCCAGTACCGCAGCCGCAACATGACAGAGGCTAAGATGCGCCGCATCCAGAAGGAGCAACGAGAGCTTGAGGTGTTGAAGGGATTTTTATTAACCAATGACTTGTTTTTGAAGAGCTTGTTTACTTATATTGAATCCCTGCAAAATTCTAAGCAGAGCGCAAGCGATCATTTGAAAATCAAGGCGCTAAAAGAACTTGTTTCTGACCTAACACAGCAGAAATAAAAAAGGGCCAACCCGAAGGAAAGCCCAATTTTTTGACAACACTAAACAGTTATAAAGATAATGAGCAAAGGCACATCATCAAACACTTCTAACGAAAAAAATACCAATGTTGTTCCCCTTCATGGCCGCGATACCAAAATCGGCAAGGTTGAGGAGTTTATCAACATTCACTGGGATTTTAGATATAATACCGGAAATCACAAATGCGAATGGCAGCCCAAGTACAACTCTAACGCATGGTCAGAGCTTCCCTATAATCACTTATTAAAGCTCGTGGAGCTGGCAGGCTATGCCAATAGCGATAAGCTCTTAAAGACCGTCCTGGGCTCTTATGAGTATGAGCGGGCGCACGATCCAATCAAAAATTACTTTGCTAACCTTAAATGGGACGGCGTAGAGCGCATTGATAAGCTCAGCGAGTATGTAAAGGCAAAAGGCAAGTACAGGTTCCAGACGCAGTTTAAAAAACATCTGGTGCGCTCTATTGCGTGTAGCACAGAGATAGGCACCATGAACAAGCACTGTTTAGTGTTGATCCACAAAAAGCAGTCGAGTGGCAAAAGCAGCTTTCTACGCTGGTTATGCCCTCCTGCTTTGCGTGGATATTACCAGGAAAATCTAATCAATAACGAGAAGGACGACCAGCGTAGTATGTGTGAGAATTTCATCATTAATTTGGATGAAATGGGCAATCTAAAGCGTAAGCAACAGGAGACTATAAAGAGTATGCTGAGTGCCACCAGTTTCAAGCTTAGAAGTCATTATGCGACTAGTTTCAACACCTATCAGCGGATAGCTAATTTTTGGGGTTCTACCAACAGCGGTGATCTTCTTACTGATTCGCAAAATGTTAGGTGGCTTTGCTTTGAAATTGACGGCATAGATTTCAATTATCACAACACGCGCACGGGTCAAAAAGACTTTAATATTGATGATGTATGGGCTGAGGCATTTGCATTATACCTAGAATCACACAAAGGAAATTATAACTTTGAAATGACTGAGGAAGAGCTTGAAGAGAACGAAATTGCTAACAATGAGTTTCGCAGTTTGGACCTAATCGATGAGATTTTACTTAAGCATTTTGAACCCGCTTATGTCAACGAGCCGGGCGCGCATTTCTGGAATGCTACTGAGATATTGGAACATTTGGTTAAGAAAGATGCTACCGCCATGGGGATCGCAAGAAACTCTGTTTACATAGGAAAAAACATGCGACAGCTCGAATTTATCTATAGAGCTAACAGCGGAAAACGTGGGTATTGGCTGAAGCTCAAAAAACAGGGCTTCGGAGAATTGTTCAAAATAGACTCAGAATAATGCTACGTTACTACAGTACTAACTACAGAGCGTTACAGAAAACTACAGAAAGTGTCAGTTGTAACTTATCGAATATCAGCGAGTTATGGCAAAACTACACTTACTACAGAGAAAACGGTGTGCATACATATATATACGTACCCTATTACACCTATTATATTTGTCTATATATGTATTTAAGTGTAGTAAGTGTAGTTAGTGTATTATATATTTGCAAATCAGCGAGTTACAGCGCTACACTTAGCGATTTTTAAGTGTAGTTAAGTGTAGTAAGTGAATTGTGTACGAAAACGAACAGAATTATGATTACAAAAGAGAACATGGAAAGCTTTGAGCGGTTTTGTGAAAAGTTTGATTTGAAGGTGAGTAATCTTATTGACCTAAAGGCTATCGGCCTCCACATCAACCGCGAGCTGGCGAAGGCGCCCGCCGATCATGTGCCCGACTGGGAGCGCATGGGAAAATGGGTCGCTCATCATTATGGGTGCGATTTGGATATTTCGCTGTTAAAGGAAATTACGATTAAGTTTAGTTTGACTAGGAAGGAGGGCGCGGAGTCATGAGCCGCGTCCCCATCCTTATTTTGTCGTTGATAAACGTTGCTCTGGCACCCTTTAAATGAAAAAACGCTTAAAGTATTTGTTTATATCAAAAAAGCTCCCTATATTGTAAGCTCATTAAAAGATTTAAGTATGAACAGAACAGATAAGGACCGCCAGCGAAAAAGGCGGGAATCGTGGTTTAACAGAGAGATCACACGAGTACAATCAACGATTGGTCAACTCTCTATTGATTTGGGCGTTGAGACGTCATGTATTAGGTATTGGATTCAAGAGTTCGATCTTGATAAGATGATTAAGCGTAATAAGCGCGGTGACCGCAGATTTAACCAAAAGGCCGCTGAAACTATTAGGCGTATTCACTGGCTTATAAAAGTTCAGGGCTTCACCATAGATGGAGCGAGACATGCGTTGCCAAAGTATAATCAGTTAAAAGAAATCCTAAAATAATGTTACTAATTAATCTCGCTGCGCAGGAAGCGCATACCAATAGCTGTAAAAAAGGTTTTTACGATGAAGAGTTCAACCTTGCCGAAAAGATCGCTCTAATACACTCAGAAGCTTCAGAGGCGCTTGAGTGTGACCGCAATGGTCGAGAGTGCGCTCTGCTATCTCAAGACATTCGCTCGCTTTTAGATGAGACGAAAGACAATGAATTTAACATGCTCTTTAAGGCCATGGTAAAAGACACCTTCGCTGATGAGCTTGCCGACATTGTTATTCGGGTAATGGATTTGGCGGCATACAAAAAAATCGACTTAGAATGTCACATAATGGCGAAAATGCGCTATAATGCACTCAGAGAGCGCCTACATGGCAAAAAGTACTAACGATGAACAGAAAAGGATTTATAAAGAGAGTTTTGTCTGCGATGGCCGCTTTGCTTGTGCCCGTTGGGCTTGTTAAAAGCGCGGTTAAGGATAACGATAAGTTTGAAGGCTTTTCAATTAATGAAGGCTCTCATACATATTCATTTGACGCGCCACCCTATCCTTACGATGGCGATTCAGGCGATTTTTATTGTTGGACACCAAAGGGTAAAAATTACGTTTGGAGCGGGTGTCATTGGCTAGAGGTGTGATAACATCTAAGCACACAGACGAATTAATATCTTTGCGACAGAGCGCCAAGTTCAATAAGGACTACGGTTTATCCGATCAGATAAGGGATGAGCTAGACAAACGTTTATCCTTTATCTTTGATCACCCAGACGGATTCCAAGAGGTATGGCATTTACCAGAAACATACTTTAGGAACTACGACCCCATAATACACGGGACTAAAAGGAAATACGTTGAACTTCGATGGCGTCAAGACAGGCAAGCAGAAGATAGATTTAATGCATGGCTATACAGTCAGCAGGAAAGCATTAGCCAGGACAATGATATAGAGCTTGGTTAACCCCTTTAACCCTCATTGATTTGGGGGTTTTTCTTTTTTTGTTTACTTTTATTGTATGCAGAAAGAGTTAACTGAATTTGAAAAGCTGTTTTGTGAGAACTTCGTAATCACACTTAATGCTTCAAGGGCATACAAACAGACATCCGACCACATGGGCAATAATTGCGCAATATCTACAGCCAGAGCGCACGCCCACAAGTACCTAAAAAAACCACATTTAGCGGCATACATCAAGAAGCTTAAAAAGGAAATGGCTGACGCCATGCAGATTTGCAAGGAGGACTTGATTACAGAACTTGTAATGGTCGCCAAAGCGAATGTTACCTACTTCACTAAAAGCATGAGCCTGGAAGACTTTAACGAGCTTCCCGATGATATAACCGCAGCGATACACTCCATAAAAAAAATCACAACCACAACCCCAGATGGAATTGAGCGAGAAACCATCGAAGTTAAGCTTCATGATAAAATGAAAGCTGTTGAGATGCTTGCCAAGTACCTTGGATTCTTCGAAGAGCACAACAAACAGAAGGGCACTAAAGAAGTGCGTGTTAAGACTGCTGAGAAACTAGACAAGACAACGTTAGAAGCAATTGCAGCAACCATTAACAATTGATTATGAGCAAGTTCCAACGCCCCAAGAGGCGCTTGCTGAGCTTTGCCGAAGATCACTATACCGATTTTTAAAAGAGTTTTGGCATACTGTAATTCCTGATGATCCGGTTTATAACTGGCATATGGAAAAGCTCTGTGACGAGCTTGAAATCGTTGGGCGTCAGGTTGTGGCGCGTGACCCTAAGCTGTATGACCTTATTATCAATGTACCTCCGGGCTCATCAAAGAGCACCATCGCAACGGTGGTATTTCCTTGCTGGCTTTGGATACTTGACCCCACCATTCGCAAAATAAGCGCTTCTCACTCCCTTGAGCTATCCACAGAGCACGCCGGTAAATCGCGCGATCTTCTTGGTAGTGAGAAGTTTAGAGAGCTATTTGGTGAGGTTACCATGCGGGAGGACCGTGACAATAAGCGCACATTTGAGAATAACAGCAAAGGCACGCGAATTGTGGCCTCAGTAGGTAGTAAGATTACAGGAAAGCATGCCCATATACTTATCGTTGATGATCCTATTGATCCTGAAGGCGGCCACTCTGATGTAAAGAGAGAGGCGGCTAATCGATGGGTGGGCCAAACACTGTCAACGCGTAAGGTTGATAAAAAGGTAACGCCGCTAGTAATGATAATGCAGCGCTTACACGAGGAAGACCCCACTGGTCATTTACTCGCTAAGGGTAAGGGCACAAGGGTTGTTTCTCTTCCTGGCGAGATCACCGATAAAGTGCGTCCCAAGCCTGAAGAATACGCGCAGTTTTACACAGATGGGCTTTTAGACCCAGACCGCTTTGATCGTGAAGTTTTGGCTGAAATGAAGATCGATCTTGGTTCTTATGGGTACGCCAATCAAGTATTACAGCTAGGAGCGCCACCGGAAGGGGGTATTTTCAAGATTGATTGGTTTAAGGTGATATCATTTGAAGAGTTCTTGAGCCGCACCAGTAATAAAAACGTGGTATGGAATTTCAAGGTTGATGGCGCCTACACTGAAAAAACTATGAACGACCCAAGCGGCTTTTGGGCTTCCACTTTTGTTGATGGCACGCTCTATGTACGATCATTCCAAGAAAAGCGCCTTGAGTTTCCTGAGTTCGTGAGCTTTACCAAAGAATTTGCACAATCAAACGGTTACAATTCGCGCTCTGTGGTGCATATAGAACCAAAGGCCAACGGCTTAAGCGCTATACAGATGCTTCAGCGCAATAGTGGGGTTAACGTGGCCCCGTACAAGTTCCCTAAGACGGCCAAAATATCCATGCAAGATGATAAGATTACCAGGGCTAACGCCTGTAGTGCGACGTGTGAGGGTGGTAACGTGGTATTTATCGATTCAGGGAACGTTCACGACACGATCTCCAACATCTGCAACTTCCCCAACGCTGCACACGATGAGGCCGTTGACTGCCTTGTTATGGACGTTGCAGCGCATTATTTAGGCCGCGAGAAGCGGGGCATGCGACGCCGCAACTAAAAAAGTCAATCTTTTTTGTACAATTTCTTGGCAATTACAAATAAAGTTCCTATATTTGTATATAACAAAACAGCAAAACAATGACAGTAGCAGAAACAATTTACAAGCAGTTAGGACACAAAGCACGAGTAATGATAGGGGCAAAGCAATTTGTGGCAGGTGACAACATGTTGCGATTTAGGATAGGCCGCAACTCAAGCGCTGCAAACATGATCCGTATATCGTTAGAGCCCATGGATACTTATAAAATAGAGTTCTTAAGCGTTCGCGGCATGAGCTGTAAAACTAAAGCAGAGCACAGCGGAGTTTATGCCGATATGATGCACAGCATAATAACTCAGGAAACAGGACTTTACACCTGCTTATAAAATGAGCATCAAAGAGAAATTGGATAAGGTCGGTCCTCCTGGAAATTCTAGGAGGCTGAAGGTTATTTCTGAAATGGACCTAGGGTCAAGGTCCGAAGCTGCAAAGAGGGTTTTAGAGAAGAGACGCAAGAAAATAAAGCAACTAAAAAAGTTAAGTTTTTTTGCATAATTATTTGGCAGTTACAAAAAAGATGCCTATATTTGTATATAACAAACAAACAAAACAGCAAAAAGATGAATAACGCAGTAATATATCAGGAAATGGGCCAGCAAGTTTCAGCAACGAACCAAATTGAGTTTCAATGCTCTTACAATGGCGGGTACTATGTAGCTACTCACTTAGAGCTTAAAGGTCGCGGTATCAAAATGAATGGAAACGGTAGCAACCGACGCGATGGCAAAAAAACTTATCGTGTTACCGAGCTTGCACTTACCAAGCTGAAAGGCCAATACGAATGCTCTTACATGGCTACCCTTTCATAGGGGGCTATGACTCTAAGAGAGGCCGAAAAACTATACATTGTTCTAAAAGAAGAAAAGGACATGCATTCCTTTTCCCCTCATGGAGACTTTAGAAATTGGCTACTAGGACCGAGGGGGGATTTATACAGGGTGGTTTGTGTGTGTCGATCAGAATACAGAAGAGATTACAAAAGAGCTAAATTTGCTCATCCAAGTTTAACAGAGGACGAATTTAAGAAACGGAAAAAAGATTATCAGCGAAAGCTATTAAAATTAAGAAGGTTATAATTAACACACAAAACAGCAAAAAGATGAAAGATTTATTAATAGAAGGGGAAACCTTAGAGTTTGCAAATGAAGATTCTAGCGTCTGGATGAATGTATTTCATTTTGACGGAGGAGGCCTCAACGCCTGGGCTACTGGCTTTAAGATAGAGTTTAACGGCAAAATAATTGACAGCGCCAAGACCTTTAAGGGAGTCGAAAGCAAGATTAATGCGCTTTGCAAAAAGTGGAGCTTGAAAAGGATATGACGGCCAAAATATAAACAAACAAAAACAAACAAAAACAAACAGAACAATGGAAATTTTAGCAATAGTAATCGTTACTTTTTGTGTAACAGTAGCGGCCACCGAGGTACGTAACGAACTCTTAAAGTTGAAGGCTTAATGAAGAGGACACTGAAGATAATCGCAGGGTACATACTTACCCTAATCGCCGCAGGCATGGTTGCTTATGGCATTGTGTCTGGTGCAATCTACGGAGTATACGCATACTTCAACGAAACGCCTTTTATGCAAGACATCATGGCCGCAGGTTACGTTTTGTTGGCAGCAGTAGGCTTAACGCTGCTTGAGTATTCAACTAAATGGGCTGAATTGAGATAAATGGCGAGACGAAAGAAAGTGCTGGTTGTAAGTTACCCAGGCCTTGGCGAAGATACCGAGGTCTGGGGTAGCTTATCTAAGCTATGTGAGGCTAAAGACTGGTCATACTGGACCATGAGCCGTTTAGACTTCCCCATATCGCACGCAAGCGGCGCATTTATCGAACGTATTGAAATTAAAGGAACTAACAGAAACTTTTAACATGCAAATGAGCGATATCGAAATATTTATAATCGGCTTTTTTTCCGGTTCCATATTTTTAGGTTTAGGTACCTTCATATTTATTAAACTAACTTTATATTTAGTAGAGAAATTGACAGATAATGACAATGAGCAAGGTTATCAAAGGAATTAAAGACAGCGCCCCCACCGTTTTATTCGAAGTGGGTGAGACAGTATATTTGAACTCACACCCCCATAACCTAATGACGGTTATGGAAGTAAGCAGCAAGGGTTTGCAGCTCGGATACTTTGACACACAAGGCAATTTCTTAGCTTCCGTGGTGTCGCTAGATTCCGCAGCTCGCGTACTTAAAAAGGTTTTGATATGAAACGATCAACATTTTTAAAACGCATTGGTATAGGGCTAGGTATATTGCCCGCCATTCCTGAGATCGTAGAGGCGGCGAGTGAAGTAAAGCTGTCTAATTGTAAGGCCAACAACATCAAAATAATATTTGATCGACCAGGGAAAAAAGGGGACATGTGGCTTAATACAAAAGAAAACCAGCTTTACATTTGCGAGGGAAAAACGCCACTAGGAAACTATATCTGGGCCTCGTTTAAGAAACATTAAGCCTAGCCTCAAGTAAATCGAAGCAGTGCGCAAAACATTCTGCTTCAGCTTCTTGGTGGGTTCGGAAGTGCTCGCCCACATCTACAGGCACGTTATGAACATCAATCTCATAATGGAAATTGCGCGTAACGTCGTCAGACTCAAAGCCGCCCCATACGTGGGGATCAATTTCATGGGATTCAAAGAATAGGTAAAGGTGGGCAAGAATCGGAGTTTGGGCGATGGCGTCGCCCTGATTGCTCAGAATCTTGCCCCCTTCGTACTCATTGAATAGCGCAAACGCCTTGGGCGCACTAGCAAGTATGTCAACCCACGATTTTGCCATAACGAGTACTCAGCTTAGTTTGACTAGTTAATTCCTATTACTGATTTTTGGGCTTTAAGGTTACATTGCCTATTTTTACCGCATGTCACTACTAACATTCTTACAAGGTATAGGAGGCGTTGGCGTTCGCCATTTGTTTACCCTCAACAATGAAGGGACCGTGGTTGGTGACGACTACGGGAATAGTGTAGACCCTACCAATATAGACAATACGCCGGGCGGTAGATGGTCTTTTGAAACTGACCCGGTTTGTATAGGTTTTACCCATTGCCTGAGAACCGTCAGCAGTACCGCTGAAAACACACAAGGCGCTGAACTTGATAACAGAAATGACATTAATGCCTCCAATGGGGCGGGAAATGATACCTCTACCTATGATTGGAACAATGGCACTAAGCAGGTATTCTTTTGGGGTAAGCAAAAAGAGATTTGGAATGTCACCTGCATGTTTGAGCAGGGCGGGGGCGTTAATAACTTGGCCGTTATGGGTGGTGCCAGGGTTACTTGGCAAGCTGCTGATTCTGGACAGCCTTTTTTAATTGTTGGGGCTAAAACATTGGCTATTAAAGATCGTGGAATATTGCACTGGGGAGGATGGGAGCATCATTCGCAAACGATCCAAACTGATAATAGGATATGGTATACCGAGAACGGCATTGTTCAAGGCTACAACAGTGACGGAGGGACCGCAGCTTTTCCTAATCACTCAGGGGACCCTAGCATAGGTAATTCGGACGACTCTTTGCAAACATTCAATAGCGACACTTTAGCTAGTCAGACAGTAGCCCAAGACAGTAATTTATGGGGAATGGTCAATAACCCTCCTGTGGTTAACCTCAACGAAGGCGATATACACCCAGAATCAAGGGAACTATTCGAGCGCACTGTTATAGCTGAGAATGTAATTACAGGTACCAGGGCACAGCAGCAGGCGGCCTTAGACTTATTAACGGGTACCGTGTTCCAAGATGTTAATTGTGCTATTGAGATTCGACAAGCTACAGACGAGGCAGGAGATTATACGCTAACTTTGAATAATGTTCAATTTGTTCAAAACCTCAATCTAAGGGACATTGCGGTAATGTGGACAAGCCCTAATACGCTCACCCTCATTAATTCGGGAGGTAGCAACGCAGTTGAAGTTTCCACTCCACCAGAGCGGGAATTGATCTTTGAAGATGCTGGCAGTATTATAGTAGGGGGTGGAACTATTGTATTAGCGGCCACACGAACAGTAACAATTAATTTTACTTTTGCCGGTGCTTTGCCTGCTAATTGGGAATGGAGATTATACGAAACAAGCGCCATACCCGGAACAATTGGCACCGTAGAGTTTGCAGGAGTAGAAAACGAAACAAACGTACAAGTTACCTATCAATATCTTTATACTAGCGACACAAACGCATCACTACAGGTAATAGCGGATTTATACCAGGAAGGTATTGACGAAAGTATAGTTTTGGGAGACGCTGACCAAACGATCAATATTACGCTTAGGCCAGACACAAACATTTAAAATAAAATCGCTATATTGTGAAAAAATTCAATTGCCGTTTTAGCAAGGGTTAGCGTTAAGGCAATTACCGAACCCTTAAATTTTTTAATAAATGGCTGAAATTACCCTGCTGTCACAGTTGCAGCAATCAACCGCAAGCCGTGCCGGAGCCCCGGACGGCAATATTTACTTTAACCCTGATGGCACATTAGAACTGATTACAGTTGAAGAGCTTGCCACCGTTGATTTTGGAGGTGGCCCAGTTGCCAACCCCCTAACCAACGCAGATGGCATTTCAATGAATATGCTATATCGGTTTGAGCGTCAAGAGCGTCGAGTTGACGAGAATCTTCGTGAGCTTGACCCCTTTATTGAGGGTTCGTTTAAGCTTGCTGGTGCTTATAACTTCATATTTGGCCGCAAGCTTTCTGAAGTTGCTGTTGGTGGCGGCCTAGCAAGTGACCGGCAAAAAATACGTAGTTCCGGTTTTATCGAGTATGCGCAAGGCGGTGGAGGTAACACTCTTGTAGATCGCATTTACATTGGTAACCTTGGGCTAGGTACAATTCTCGCAGCTTCGCAGATATACGGACAAACCGCCCTTAACGGTGTCACGTTTGATTTAGCTTTTACAGGAAATGCAAATGAGGTTGTGCAGGTATTTGGAGATACCGCCAATGGCGACGCCGGAGCCGGTGACTTTGATGCTACAGCATTTGAGGCGCTTACTGTTCGAACTTTCGGACAAACACACGATAGGAAATTTGCCAGCGATGCAGGTAACACGGAGCTTTCCGGTTATCGTGCTGGTTTCGCCCTTGGTGAGGCTCCTAACCCCTATCACGTTACAGCAGGAAATCCAACAATTGGAAATGTTTTTCCGTCCGGTGGCGCTGTAGCTCCTTATGACACCATGGCCTTTGAAACATTGGCAGCTCCTGAAAACTTAACAGGGCTTATTAATACAGGAACATCAAACCCCGAAAGCGGCCAGTTTTCCGGCGTTATTCGTAACCCCAATATGGGAAGTTTAGCTCAAATGGTGGCTTATATGGATGCGCTTGTTATTCAAGATGCTGATATTGATACTGGTGTAGGTGCTCGAAATGGTAAGCAAAACCCTACATTGTACACCTTGGATGCTCAAGGTAATGTGGTATTAGAGCCTGGAATCTATCTCGAAAATGTGCCTGTAGCGGATCGCGCAAGTGTTCGATACACAGACGATGATGCGGACGCGTTAGTTTATGAGACTGTAGCGGGTGGTACAATCGAAGTAGGAGCCAACGCAGCAGCCGATCCCAACGCATGGTATCATATGTTTATACTTGACGATGTAGCCGCAGCCAACGACTTTAACACGCTTAACGCCATTACGGTGCAGGACTCTAGCGGCGCAGACATTAAGGGTAATGTGGGAGGCTTAACCTCCATCCCTTGGGATTTTGCATACTCCACTAACACGCAAGGAGGCAAAGCCGCTGGAACTGATTTAATTGTTGTGGTTGAAGTTGAAGGAGATGGAGGCGCAACATTCCAGAAAACGGTATACAATATTACCTCTTCTGCTTCTCAAACGATTAACTGTCAGCCGGGAGCCGAAAACAACATTTAATGGAAGATTTAACTGAGTTTCAGAAGCAATTGCTTTGGAATATTGTTTACGGGCCGTTTGCTGCTCGTGTAAACTCACCTTTGTACCTGGACATGGCCAATAAAGGCTACATAATAAAGGATAACGAAGGGAAGTTTGTTGCAACTGAAAAAGGTCGAACTATAGATATAAGATTTGAATATTGTCAGTAGCAAGCCCGGTTATCGATAGAATTGACGGCCCCACACGAAGGATATTCCTACGTGCTGGGGTTCGCTCATTTGACCCGGTTGACGATATTTACAAAGAGGTTCGAAATCTTAGGCGTCTTGACGAAACATTGCGAGGCTATGATATGTTTGTCAGCGCTGGGGGCAATATACCACGTCCAGGCAAGCCCCCTACAGATCGATTCTTGGTATTACTGCTAGGCACCAAGATCGTACCCGAAGACACTTCACACACTTTGGCGATTTCTGGGGAAATGTTTACTGATGATGAGCTTGACCCTGAAACAATGGATTTCTCGTCTTTATCTCCAGGTGTGTCGGTGTTTGTGTCCGATACAGTCACTAAATCAGTGCTTACCGAGTTGCAGGCTCAGCAATTAGCTAATATAGATGCTTTGGCGACTGCTCAAGACCCTATAATTACCGATACCAATACAAAGGTCACTGACGTGCAAACGAAGGTTACAGCGATGCAGGTGGTCCAAGGAGTGATGAACATAGTGTTAACCTCCATGGAAGCAATGGTAATATTAATTAGGGACTATTGGCAAGCTGATGAAGAGGTACGCCCTGGAAGTTATCAACTCAAGCACAAGGACACTAAGGCTGTAATTAAATCCAAGACGGTAACCCCGACACAAAGTACCACCATAGATATTACTGAGTAATGTGGGTTTTTAGATATTACGAGGGCACAGGCACCACAGTGGTGGGCGGGTTGGGAAACCAGACCGCAAGTATATCTGCGGTTGCCGAGTCTTCGCTTCCTGCATCTCCTTCAGCCGCTGCTTATAATGAGACGTCAGCCGTGATAGCGGCAGGAGCCTACACAGAGACTCAGGCGTCGCTTGTTGCCGAGCCGGAAAGTGACGCCCAAGCAAATGTAACCGCACAGCCAGAAAGCGACAATCAAGCCGCAGTAAGCGTGGTGACCAAGGATTGCTGAAGCTCATTTTGCTTATTCCACATCTTTTAGTTACTTTTACATAACCCGCCATGGGATCGGTTGAGGTTCAAATTATTTTAAACTTTAACTGATTTTTACAAATGGCTAATTGCACATGCCCACGGCCCGCTACCATTTCAGATATCCCACAGTTTACCTGTCCTGAAGAATTGGGGCAAATTCAGCGCTTGGGATTTATGCGCGGATCATTTACAAATTTTGCTGCCGCTCCTGTTGATTTAACTACGGACTGGACCCCCAAACTAACAGCCGCAGACGATGAACACGTTGTTATTACTCCATTAATTGAAGGCTTCACAATCCCTTCAGGCGAGCCCATAACAGAAGGTGGAGATGATAACACCACTTTAAACGGAAATCCCGTTGTGGTTGGTGATGGTCAGATCGTTGCAAGCGGAATGGGTCGCCAATGGAATGCGGCCATAGTTACAGCTCTAAAAGAACTTGCTTGTGAGCCCGACCTTCAAATGTTCATGATTAACGAATGAGCGTTCCAACCGGAACGGAGCATAAAGGGTTTCCAGCGTTTAACTTTTTCATAGGAAGCAAGGACGTTCAAGGAAAAAATACCCACAACAAAAATCCTTTTCAATTCAATCTGAGAGCTGATTGGGCCGATCAACTTGTAATAGTTGAGCCGGTAGGATTTGACCCTTTATTGCCTAGCGTATTTAACTAATGGGGAGTATAAAACTAATTTGCACTAATGCTGAAGGCGATGTGCTCAAAGAACAAGAGTTTGAAAGAGCACACGCTGAGAGCATTCTGCAATATCAAGAAAACATTCCTGTCACATTAAAAATTTACTGGGTCTTAGAGCCTGAATCAAAGTATACATACGCGAATGGCGAGATTAGAACAGAGCGAAGTACTGAAGCTTCTCAAGAGCCCGCGGAATGAGGAAGAGCTTGATAAAGCAAGAAAGCACGAAGAGAGAACCCGGTTCCATTGCGAGCCGGTTCTTGATTCTAATGACGTAGGGGACGCGTTAGGGCGCTTCCTTGCTTGGGTCAAAGGCTTTTTGCCTGACGACAAGTTTCTAACATTCAAGCACCTGCTTGCCACTCCCGTTGCCACTGTAGAGGATACTGAGTCGATTCACGACGAATTGAAGCGAATTTTTGATGCTCAGGATAGACACGTAAAATGCGAGTTTACTGATCCTGAGCTAGAACAAGATTGCGAACAATTTCGTCGTGATATGGGCGATTTTGATTACTGGCGTACTGATGCATTTACCGCCATGAAGAGCGCTATTCATAGCGTTTTAGTTGTTGATCTTCCTGCGCTTTCCAGGGACGAAGAAGGTAATATTATTGAATCTGAGCTGCCAGATCGTCCAGAGCCTTATTACAATTTGATTCATGTGTCGGATATATGGGATATGAGCAATGACCGAGAAGGTAATTGTGAGTATATTATATGGCACAAAGACTCTACCCTGTTTTACGTTATTGACAGCGAATCTTACCGAATCTTCAAGCGCAACAAGAATGATAACCCAATGTCCCAAGGTGGCAATCTTAGCAACCTAGACACATTAAATGGGGACAATTTTTCGCTAATAGCAGAAGAACCACATGATCTTGGGTACACCCCCGCAAAAAGTCTTTGGGATACGCAACTTGAGCGCAGCAGGATTTTGCGCAAGGCGCCTATAACAAATTCGCTCACGGCTCTTGATTGGCTGCTAGTGAATAAGATATTTCAAATGCACCTTGAGCTATATGCCGGTTTTCCTATTTACGTTACCTATGAGCAGGAATGCGACTACAGAGACGAGGAAACTGACGAAGAGTGCGTTGGCGGGTATATCAATATATACAAAGACGTTGCATCTGTTGTCGATGGAAACCAAGTTATAGAATCTGTAAAATCTCAAATTGATTGCCCTAAATGCATGGGCGGCAAGGTGCTTGTTGCTCCTGGTTCTGTACTGACTGCTCCAGGGCGATCTAGTAACGAAGACCCTGATATGTTGAAGGGTATACACAAAGAGCCCGGCGACGTAGATTCCATCAACTTAATTGCTGAGAAAAACGACAAGCGCAAGGAGAAAATAATGCTTTCCACTATCGGGAAGGCTGAAGAAACAACGCTTAACAAGGCAATCAACGAGAAGCAAGTAATGAGCGGATTTGAGACTCGCCAAGATGTTTTAATGTCAGTATCCAGAAATTTTGAGATCATTCACCATTTCGCTTTAGATACTGCAATGCGTCTAAGGTACGGGAGTCAGTTTCAAGAGCTTATACTGAACTATGGAAGCAAGTTCTTTCTTCAAACCGCTGAAGAAATAAATGAGTCTATTGAGGCAGGTAAGAAAAACGGGATGCCTTCCTATGAAATGGAAGAGCGCCGCAGGTCACTAATAGACACAAAATACAAAAACAATCCAGAGCAGCGGGAACGCGTTAAGATATTAGCGAACCTGGAGCCTTACCCTGACTTGTCCATAAATGAGGTTAATCTCCTGCAATTTGCTCAGGTTGAAAAAAAGGTACTTAAAACCGACTTTCCGTCATACATAGCGCGTTTTGAGCGCGAGGTAATGCCTGTTGTTACATTCATGAAACTCTCTCCTTTTAATACTAAAATTGATATGATCATGGCTAAGCTGCTCGATTATGTCGATAAAGACCTTGAAGGTGTTGACTTAACACCTGATGAGCCAAAAGAACCGTCTAAATAAGTTGCATTTGTTTGTACAATTGCCTTATATTTAGGCAATGGAAGAAAATATTTTGCAAGCGCACGGGATCACGCAAGCCGAAATGCGTGACACCCATCGACAGCAGACCGAGAACAACGAAGAGTTCATAACTGCTAACAACGTCGAAAATCTAACTGACAAATTTTTTATCGAAGAGTACGGAGCCCACAAAATACGCAATGTGGACCGCAATTGCTTTCACCTAGCTCAAGAAACAAGGCTATTTGATCAAGCAAGCGGTCAAAAGCTTTCCAAGTCTTCGGTTTTAATCGAATCACCTGAGCAGTACCACAGGTTGAAAGAAAGCGACACTTTTTTAGGTCGTACAATTGAAATACTTCACGATCCTAGGTTAAAAGCTGAAGAGCCAAAATCTGAGCCAGCGCCAAAGCAAGAAGCGCCAAAGCAAGGAGGTGACGATGTTTAATTTAACTGATGATTCAACCTCGTTCGAAGGAACCGATAAGGCTACTATTGACAAGGTAATCAAGCTAATGGAGGAAGGCGGCTATGTGGTGCGCACCAAAGAGTTTGACGATAAGAAGTTTACCGAAGAAGTTCAAGAGGGCATTAACAAAGTAACCGCTGAGCGTGCATTGCGCACCGAGCAGGAGATTGAAGAGCTAACAGGCGTTAAAAAAGGGCCAAACGAAAAATACTACGATCACTATAAGCGAGCAATTGGCCAACTAAACGATAATATTTCCGATGCCACCAAAAAGATTGAGCAGTACGAGAAAGAAGGCGTTGAGGGTAACAAAGTTGCCGAAGAATACAAGTCTCAGCTCGAGACGCTTAAGGCAAATGCCAAAAAAGAGCGTGAAGAGCTAGAAGGCAAGGTAAAAAGTTTAGAGGAGGGGGCTTTCACCTCAAGAGCTAATAGTCATTTAAGCGAAGCCATGGCAGAAATTAAGGTCGGACTCAAGAAGGGCGAAAACGAAGCTCAGCAGGCGGTTATTGATGATGCTATTGAAAATAGGATACGCAAGTTCCAGGCTCAGTACACGCCATTTGAATTTGAGGGCATGATTGCCTATAAAGATGAAAAAGGCGAAACAGTTCTTGACAAAACCGAAGGAAACAGCAAAAGCGCCAAGTCGCTACTGTCGCCATTATTCGAAGACCTAAAAGACACCAAGAGGGTTCAAGGAGGCACAGGAGCCGAAGGCGGCGGGTCAGGTGAAGGAGAATCCAAAATAAAGGTGCCATCAAATATAAAGTCTCAACAAGGGCTTAATAGCTACCTGCAAAACCAGAAGGGGCTTGACCCTAATAGTGCGGAGTTTGCAAAAGCTTTTGAAGAAGGAAAAATAAGAGACGGGAAGCCGTTACCAATCAGAGAGGCTTCTGTTCAGTAATTATCTGTTTTGTTTGTAATAGTTCTTAAAGCGCCGGTTCTTCATTTACGGCGCTTTTTGCTTTTACGCAAAGTACTTCGTATATTGCATTGCACTAACATAGTGACGAAGGGTTAAGTCACAAAAATTGATCTAAAGGGTAACAGGTCAATCTCAATAATTTTTAGACTTAACTTTTAACATTACGTTACTATGACTTTAGTAAGCACGCTCACCCAATCGTTGCGCACAGCATACCCTTCAGGCTTAGACAAGCAGGAACGGCGCGAATCCCGATACGGGGCTAAGAATTTTTTCATGGAAGACACTACTCGTAACGGGGGTATCTTGCCATCAAGCACAATTGACACTATCAAACGAAGTTTCGGAAACAGCGTTGTAATCCCAGTGATTGACGATGAGACCGTAACTATCGGAAATACTAGAAGTTGTACTATCGCTGACAGCGAAAACACTTCAAGTTTGATCACGCTAACCTTTGTTACTTACGCATTTGGATTTAGCATGTATCCTGCACAGCATTATAACAATGATATTGACTATCAGGCTGACTTTGACGTCAAGCTGAAAAAATATCTATTACAGTTAGCTTCTTTGATGGATACCGCATGTATCAATCAATTGGAAACTGACCGTAATCAGTTCTTTCCTGCTGCCATTACTGGCCCTTACTACCCTGTAGTCGCGAATGCGCTTCAGATTACTCAGGCCCAAAAGAATGATTACTATAACCAAGCCTCTTCTATCATGGAAGAAATGGATTTCTACGGCAATCCTCACGTAATCACCTCTACTTCAGGTATGCCAAATGTGCGTAGGTTGGACAATCAGGGCTCTGGAAATGCTGTTAATGAGCAATTCCAGTTATCACCTTATGAGTGGTGGGGCTCTAACCGCGTAGTTAACGCGGCTAACGTTCAATCAACTCATTACGTAGTTGAAGAAGGAAACACCGCGCTAGTGAATCGTAACGATCCCGACGCAATTCTTAAGCACCGTATTGGTGATCAAATGGAATGGGACACAGTGTTTTTGCCTATCGTTGGCATGGAAATGGCCAGCTTCTACCGCAAGGACTGTAACGACGCTAACGGGTTGCACGCAGGCACCACCGGACTTACTCGCACGTTGCGAGAAGGCTTCGAGTTTTCAACTGACGTTGTTTACATGACTGTTCACAACAGTGACCGTGTGAACCGTTACAACCCTATTGTTAAAGTAGAAATCGCAACCACTTAAGACTATGCAAGGGAATAAAGTAAGCGAATTAAAGGACGAGTTCTTCAAGGAAGAGTTCGCTGACTTCGAAGTAACCGAAGATGTAAAGGACGAAGAGGGCAAGATTACTGAAAAAGGCGACGACGATCTTTTTCACTGGGCACGCGAAGTGCGCTCATACACTGAAAAAGGTACTGAGCGTGACTCAAAGCCTCAAGTATTCTCTTCTAAGTCTGCTTCAGCATACGAGCATGCAAAGCAATTTGATTGCGTTGTAGAGCTTTTGCATGCGCCAGAAGGCTACGAAGAGGAAGAGGCCGAAGAGTCTGCTGAAACAGAGGAATTACAGCCCGGAGTTTCTACCGAGGTAGGTGCTGAGCCTCCTGCGCCCGCTAAACCTGAAGCCCCTGTGGCGGTAGGTAGTGAAGCGGCTAGTCAGATAGCCCCTCAAGGAGATCAGCCACAGCCAGAAGGCCAAGGCCCAGGAAATTAAGATAGTAGCTTGAATCTTTTAATGAATAAGGCGCTGAGAAATTGGCGCCTTTTTTTTATCTTGAAGTATGTTTAGCGAAGAAACCATTCAAAGCTGTTTGTGGGGGCTAGTTGGGCTCAGGCAAAACAGTAATCCAGATTATCCCACATTTGGAGATTCTATAGTGCAAAGCGGATCAAGGCGTTTAATACATCATCCTTTGATTAATTCGGAAACTATCGACCAATTGTCCCACAATTTTGATCATTACTCGTTTCCAGACTGGGATATAGCCGCCACTTACAATACAGGTAGCCCATTTGGTGACCGTGTGCGATTTGTAAACGAAAAGGTATATGAATCAACAGCAGATGCCAACACAGGCAACAGTCCAGAAGTTTCACCCAATCAGTGGGTAGAGGTGCCCTTAATGACGCTTTATCTCGAAGATTTGCTAAAAAACTCAATATCAAAGGTTGTAAATGATATGTTTATAGCGAAAAAGGTACGCCACCAAACCAAAGACATTTTGGAAAACATAAGATTGTACGAGGGTGCTGGAAGGCTTACAAACAAAGCTATTAAAGAGGGTCGACTTGTAGGATTTGAAATGCGCCTAAAGCGTACACAGAATCTTGAAATGATCATTAAGAAAATAGGTCTTCAGTTTGACACAGCACAACCAGGAAATTTCCTGCTGAGGCTATACCATTCTTCACAACTAAACCCTATAGCGACTATTACAACCACTCCTACGCAGGCTGTAAGCTTTCAATGGCACATTGTGCCCGGAATACCGCCCATAAACAGCGCTTCAGTTGACTTTGGAGGTTCGTTCTATCTTATGTATGATGAAAACGACCTAGTTGGTCAGGCAATACAAAAGGATAACTACGACTTCTCCAAACGTCCATGTGCGGGGTGCTCAGGCTACAATCTAAAGGCTTGGAATAAATGGAACAAATTTGTTGATATATTGCCAATTTCGGTTTCCTCTAACAAACGTAAAACAGGCGAGGCTCTTGATCCTTTAGGGGTCGATTTATGGGATATTTCGCAACATTCGTATAATTATACCACAAACTGGGGTATGAATTTAGAGCTTACCATGAAATGCAATGTAAGTGACTTCATTTGCGATCAGAGTGAAGTTTTTGCTGAGGTAATACGCAAGCAAGCAACCGTTGATATACTTCAAGAGCTATCATTGAGTTATCGAGATAACGCAATTAAAGACGCTGTGTCGCAAAAGGCGAGGTTTTCCTTGCAAGATCGCATTACAGGCGGAGAAGGGCTCGCAAAAGAGCTGGAAATGGCTAAGAAGTCGATAGATTTTGATATGAGCGACTTGTCAAGCTCCTGTTTACCGTGCATTAACAAAGGTAACGGATTAAAAGCAAGGGCAATAGGTGTTGTTTGATGGCGAGAGTACTTCAGAACCTTATATCGCGTCTTGAGAGCCTAAATGGTGATAAAATAGCTCGAGAAACCTTCGATTTGCTTACTGAGGACATTGAAGAGCTAAACAGAGAGCAATTGCGTAAGGGTGAGCGTGTTGACGGCTCCAAGCTGCCTAATTATGCACCTAGCAGCTTTCCCAAGACAGGGCCCATTAAATTGCGTGATACAGGAAGCTTTTACCGTGGAATAACCGCAGAAACAGCCCCCACAGCGCTTACAATTGAGGGTCAAGACTCGAAAAGTGCCAAATTAATCGCTCGATATGGTGATGTTATTGGACTTAGTGAAGAAAGTATTGCTAAATTGCAGGCGCTGGCACGTCCGATTTTAATACAAAAAGTACGAAATGTCTTCCAATAAAAATCCTTCAGCAATAGCGCATTCCGGGTTAGTAGGAATAGACGGCGCAATACGAGATATACAGCTAACTTTTGGTAATAATTTACCATGGTTAGAAAAGAGCTTTGGTCGTGCACACATGCTTTACCAGCATTTTGAAGAGTGGGGTGACTTGAAAATTCCCAAATGCTACCAGGGCGAAGACTACATTGATGTTTTACGAAATGACAACCTAGATGCGCACAGTTATTTTTTAGTTTCCGGAGCTCAAACTCCGGTAGAATACACCACTTCAACAGCATACCAGAAGTACACGGCGCCAATAGCAATAATTTTTCAATTCAACTTATCACGCCTAAACCCCTCTTCAACCTACATATTTACCGCTGATGTATTAAACGACATCTTATCGGTACTATCAAGGCATGCATCGTTTACCGTAGATCGCATCTATGATCACGAAGAGCGAGAGATATTTAGAGAGGTATTCAACACGTTTGGAAGAAGTAATTTCGACAAGTATTCGCGGTTACATCTTAAAAACGATAAAGCGGCAATCAGAATTGAAGGCGAAATCGAATACTCAATTGATTGCAACGCAACATCTGGTATAACTTCACAAGCTGGCGCCGGGGGGCTTTCTGAGCAAGGAGCTGTAATTATTGGCGAAGGGTTTGATCTTGGAGCTGATGAGGGTGGACTTGTGACATAACCCCAGCGCAGAACGGTTCGATCCCGTTTGGAGCCTCACACACTTTTTCGTATCTTTGTAACAGTCAAATTTTCTCCATGGGTTAGGAGGTGTGTTCAAACTAAACTTAATAGCCCATGCGAGTATACGCTTCAGGGGGTTCAATTATCGTTGCCGATGATACGGGCGCGATCCTATCCGACAACCCCGGAACTTTATGCACTCTAGTACGTCCAAGAGGTACAAATTCTTTTAAAATAGTAGTAAATGGTGACGATGGAAGCTCAGGATATCAATTATTCGAATGGCAAGATCATACCACTGTTTTTGATGCAACCGGCGCTAGTGTAGCGGCAAACGCTGCTGACTTGCAAGCATATCTGCTTGGTGAGATTTCTGCGGCTACCTCTTCGGGCGGCGGGGGAGCCCCTACACAAGCCCAAGTAGACGCGGCAATAGCAGGAAATCCAAATATTGCCAGTGATGCCGATATAGCAGCACTACAGGCCCAGGTAAACGATAAAGCCGATACGGCAGCGGTAAACACCGCATTAGCGGACAAAACCGACAATGTGGCCCTGAATACGGAGGAGTTTTTAATATCTATGACCCCTTTAGCTAATGGGTCTTTAGATTGTGATTTTAAGAACCCTATAACGGATGTAATTACTACCGTTAATGTCCCTATTGAGTTTCATGGGGTATTGCTTTATCCGGCACAGTCAACATTTGCAGGGCTAGCAACTACCAAACGTCAAGATGGGTCCGATCCAATGAGCGGTGATTTAGCCTTGCTTAACCAGGATGAAATAGGCACAGGGGACGCGGCTAATCCACAATACCCGCACGGATGGTATTTTACAGATGGCGCAGGAGGGTTTAGCCTACATTCGCGCATTTCAGATAATGCAGTAATTGATCTAAGCGATTACTACACTAAAGCTGAAATAGATACCGCACAAGGCTTGCAGGACACAGCAATAGGCCTAAAAGCCGATCAAGCAGCCCTAACCCAAGAGATAACCGATAGAGGGGCAGCAGATACCGCCCAAGATGCCCAAATAGCCCTTAGAGAGCTATTATCTAACAAGGTTACCACAATTGGAACACCGGGCAATGATACTAATTACCCTAGCGAGAAAGCAGTACGTGACCTAGTAGAAAGCCTAAGTTTTACAGGGGATTACCAAGGTAGTGCAGCTACGGTTGCCGCTTTACCTAATCCTACGTCAGCTAATGGCAATTGGGCTATACTAACAGCAGTAGACGGTGCCAACCAACCCGGTATTTATGTAACTAACGGAACCGCTTACAGTTTAGCCAGGGAGATTCAAGATATTACCCAATTAGCAGATTCTACGCTACCCGATACAGACGCTAACTATAATACCCCAGGAACGGTAAGCGTAGAAAACTTAGATGATTGGGGACGCTCAAGGCGTGTGCGCAGGATATTTAACACTAGCACAAACTTTGATTTTGCGTCTTTACCCTATGCAGACAGGACGGCAGTATATGTACGCAACACTAACCCAAATGCAGGAATAAACATAGTATACGGAACCGGAGGCGCAAATACGTTAAACTCTACAGATTCTAGCGGCTTTTCAGCCGTAGTAGCAGGCCAAAACGATTTCAATTTACAGCCCCTAGAGATAGCAGTTTTAGAGAAAGACGGAACCAACGTTTATGTGTCTATATCTCCAGGTGAGCGGGTTTCTTATTTTGATGATTATGCAGACGCTAACACGTCAGCCCCGGTAGCACATGACGCTATAGTGGTTATACGATCTACAGGCGAAATATTTGGTAGAGCTACAAATACAGATGGTATAGCATTTCCCGCAGACGGCCAAGCCAACACAGATTGGTTTAAGGTTAGCGGAGGTGAAGTCTTTACTATTAGGGAATATAGAGGGGACCCCGTTCCCGCAGGAGGTATTGCAGCCGTTACCGATAACTTGATAGCTCAAGTACGTCCCGGTGAAGCAATATTAGAAGGTGATTATTTTGTATGGGCAGGAGCCGGAACAGTTGACGGAATAACGGTATCTAACGGTGATGTATGGTATTCCAGGCGCGATAATCCTAACCAAGAAAGCCATTTTAGAAAGAACAAGGCGGGAGGTGACGTAGCCAGTTCTCCTGAAGTTGAGGCGGGAGTAGACCCATTAAAAAGAATTGTACCTCTTACTTACGCCTTAGATCAGGAACGTAGGAGGCGTTTGTACATAGGTCAACAAATAGAAATACAGGACGCAGGTACAGATGCGTATTTGCAAACATTGACAGGAAAAGGGGTAATAGACCAAGCCAACCCCGAAAAGTTCTACCTAATTACTACAGGTATTAATAATGGGCCTGTTTACTATGATCCAGGCAGTGAAACAGCGTTTACACGGGTACACGTGCCAAGGGATGCAGCCCGAGGAGGTGAAGAAGGTTATGGTTATATCGTAAAAGGTGCTAATAATATACTATGGGGGAGAAAATTAGGCGTAGCAGGTGACGGGAGCCAAGACGTTTGGGAGGCCATTAACCCTAACGAAGTAGTATTCCATGCTGACGGCACAACAGCTTTTGAGTGGGGTAAATTAAATATTTATCCGCAAGGAACGGATTTAGATGCAGTGCCAAGTCCTTCTATTAAAGCTAATAGCGAGGCGTTAATAGGGACTTTAGATGTAGCAGGAACAGGCTATGTACTTTATCGTCACTATGTAGGTAACGCAGCCGGGGACGCTATTTTGAATCGTAGCGGGGATGAGGTTACCAGCACTTATACAGGTATTCAGAGAATAGGTAAGTACACGCCAGCAAGCCCTGTAGGAATTTCCAACGGTGCGTTTACCTCAATTGCCACAGCTATAAATTTAGATAATGCCGAAATACTTGAAATAGACATAAGCGATGGCGCTAACGGGCACATACAATCTGTAAGGGTTCCCGTAGATAAAATTACATTAGGCGTAGATAATGGCGGGCTATTTCATTGGTATGACAACGTTTATATACGATTAAGAATCGATGATGCGGCAGCTAAAACAGCGGGTAATATTAGGCTGTTTGTTGTTAATGGGTCCGGGCAAAGAGTTCATGAAGTTAGAGCTTATGCAGACGCAGCAAATGGCTTTGTAATTCCAACAGGGACACAATTAGCGACACCTAGAACCCTAACAGTAACAAGCCCAACGCCAACGCCAGATATAACCATCGTTGAGGAACAAGCCGCAAGATTATTTGTAAACGTAAGCCCCGGAAAACAACTAGTTTTAGGTGCGGTATCAGACGCTAACTTGGTATTGGTAAGTCCTATTGATGGATTGATTACCGCACAAGCCACAGGCCCAAATCCTACTGTTACGTTTACCGAAATAGATGCAGTAGTAAATGAAGG